CCTCCCAGGCCAGCCGAATCGGTCTTATCTCCCGACCTTTCTTGACCTCGTCGTAAATCATTTCGGCAGCGGCTTCGATGGCAGGGCCTGACAGGGACTTCATTTTCACCCCCACCGAGACCATCTTCGCCATCGGCGTTTTGTTGGCTGCGTAGAACTCTCTGACTACCTGTTTCATCAATACACCCCCAGAAGTAAGCCTCGAACATTTTTAGCCAGGCGAATTACAACGTCCGCCCATGTTCCGTCTGCCCATGTTCCATCTGCCCAAGCATCCGTTGCCCAACACGTTCCCATTTACGCAGGCCCCCAAGGTGTTGCGCCTCCATCTCCGACAAGGGCGACATCGTTCACATACTGCAAATTAGAATCCACATGCCTCGCCACGGTGAACTGGAGCTTGTCAGTCTGGACCTTGACCGCCGCCGTCTGCGCCTTGACTGCTGCTATATCTGCCGATATGCTGGCTCCTACTGCTGCGCCAAGTACCGAGGCAAGAGCTGCACTATCGGTCCCTTTCATGTCCGAGTTAGTCGTACAGGTATCTGCCAGAACCAGCCCTTGAACTTTGTGTGTCGTAGGATCATATCCCGTGTCGGCAAAGTCCTTTAGGTCTGTTGCGGATTGCGCCACGCCACCTATTTGAGTTACGCTAACGTCAAGCAAGTCCGTTCCCATTAACGAGTCATAGACATTCGCGGGAAGCACCACATAGTCATCATGCACAGGAAGGAAGGTTGCCGCCTCTGCCATCATTACACGGAGATTCCCAACGGTATCCGTGTCCGTGGTATCAAGATGCACCTGGAACATGCCGTAAGCATCGAGAACGCTGGCTGTGACTCCCTGATGCCGGATCGCCCCCGCCGCACCATTCTTGCTCAGGAAAATTCCTGTTGTCGCATGGTCGATTGACGTAATAATTCCAGCAGCGACTTCCAGAGTAACACCATCGCCCTTGTCCACAAAAGGACCGAACATGATATGCGCCGCTGTGGATTGTTTAAGTATTTTCATGCTGCATTCCTCATCATTTTATAATGGTGCATTGCTACCGGGATGGATAAGCCCCCCGCCGCCACATACTCCCACGGCCCAACGTCACAGGGGTCGCCCCTTGTTACCCCGTTGATTGATACATCAGCGTCAGTGGCCGGATTGCCTGCTCCGATAAGTGGACTTCCAACCTTTAATGTGAAGTCTCCTGTTGCAGCATCGGGGAAAGAATCAGCCCAAGTTTTCCCGCCTGCCGTTTCGTCAATATTCGTTGCGTCGGTGGTGTCGTTGTCGTCAGAGGAGCAATGGGAAATGACATCCGGAGAGCCGAGAAAATCATCTGTATTGTTGAAGGCTACGGAATTGTAGATATTAACAACTCCGGCGTTTTCTCTGAATCCTATATAATTGTTATAAGCCAAACAATTATATAGGTTTGCCGTGGCGCAAGACACAAAAAAACCGATAAAACCCGAGTCATCTTCAATATAAAAATCATGAGCGATACAGTTACTCATTGTTATAATAACGTCTAGGTCGTTTATACGGTATCCATACCCGACTCCAGTGCCAGAACAAACTCCCTTTGCGATACAGTCCGAAAAACGAGCATCGTTATTTGTTGCGTTAATATTAGCAACAACAAAGCCATACCCAGTTTCAGTTACTGTTGCCTGACTCAGTATTTTATCAATCCTGAAATAATCCTCGTTTAAACTAACCCCCCCCGCGGAACCATTGGTTTCCTCAACATGATAATATGCTGTGCTATATTTTCCTGGGTATTCGGGAGTTCCCGGTGTCCCGGTTTCTCCTGCTGCATAACCACCTTGAATAAGGATATAGTTTCCAGCGGAAGTCGTCCATCCAATTATTGAGGCGGTGGCATCCGCCCCGCCAGCACTTGACTTGCAATGGAAAATAACGATGGTATCGTTACCTGTTGCCGCCGTTATATCAACGTCATTCGCTGCTTCAGCGGTTTGTAGGGCTGTATATGCGTTGGCCCATGAGGTGCCGTTATTCGCACCAGCGGCATTAGGATCAACATATACGTTTACGGTTGTCGCCATTATAGAACCTTCATTGTGATAGCAGTTAAGACTATTTCAGCCTTGTCGGTGTAACTTGGAACATTCGCCTTGAACTTCTTGAGTATTATGGGAGTATAGATTTCCTCGTTCTTTTTTGTTTCCTCATTAAATACGGTTGTCCAAGCATCTTCTAACAAAGCACCGCGAAGGTTCGACAACTCCGCTGCCGTCTTTCCTTTGACAATCACCAGATCAAAGTGATCCTTATTATATCCTCGCCCCTTGCCCGTGAAATGCCCATCGTCCTTGATTTCAATAATATCGCCCTTTTGAGTTCGAGCATTATACTTATCCATAAACTTCGGGTACTTCAATAGATAGGCGGAAAGTTGTTTCTCGTCCAGCGCATCCATCCAATGATCGTGATTTTTGACTAATAACTCTGCCATGCCATCTCCTATTGTACCGTCACGGTGATAATTAAATTGAACGGCGCACTCGGTGTCGGATAGGGAATCACAAACGCATAAGTTGCCTCGTTTGAATAAGCCGAATCCGGCCCGTTCTTCCCTGTCGCCGTCAAAACGAAATATCTGGTCTCCGTAGCCCCTGGCGTGCCCGTGACAGCCAGAACTGTCGAGGTCGTAAATGTCGGTCCGGCCCCTGTGATATAAGGGATATCCACCACTTTCACATACCCAGACCCTGCCGTGGGCGTCCAGTACAGCGACCAGCCGGTGATATACTCCGGGTTATCCTGCTCCCATGAAAAGTTTAGGGACTTACTTAATGGCTGATCCTCTGCGAATCCGAATATAGGGATCGCAAGAAGTAGCAATATTAAGAAACCAAACAGTGACTTTTTCATCGTGTCCTCCTATTTCTTCCCCTTCACCGCCACGCCCTGCGCGATGGCCTGAAGCTCCTGCTTGCGCTGCATCTCCATCCTTGCAACGATCTCATCCTTCTTCGGGTCGTCAACGTAATCAAGACCTGCCTGCGCGTCGTACAGCCCGCCCTTGACCATCTCGATTGCTACCTCTTGCTTTGCCATCCGGTTTGTCGGCATGGTCGATCCTGCTATGATCTTTACGTCCAGCCCTTCGAGTTCAATTCCAGGCGGCTTTTCAGTGTCTTCCGGGCGTATCAGTTCGAGTGCCCTTGACCATTTCTCCCTTATTTCCTGTTTCTGTTGGTCCTGCTGGCCCTGGTCCGGTGACTGTTGGGGCTGTTCCATGCCCATGCCCATCTCTGCCGGCTGCTGCTGTGCCAACTGCTGAGTCTTTTCCTTGTCCGGGACCCAGGTTTCCATCTCATCGGGTTCGATCAACCGTTCCCACCATTTGCGAGGCCAATGCCGGAGCATCAAAGCGAGCAGCACCTTTGCCAGTTTTTCGACAACCCACTCGACGGCACCGATGAAAGGTCCGCTCATCATCCCCGCTTGATCCTGCAGGGCCAGCACAAGACGGCCGGAATCCACACCAGGGGGTAGTTTGCCCTTCATCACATCGTGCATGTCAAACTCTTCATTCAGGGCCGCTTCGTCACGCTGTTCCATAGCCGCAAGATCTGCCGAGTTCGTGCCAGGTAACAGACGTCTCGGCTCCCATGTCACATTGCGGCCGACAATCAACTCGTCCCCATGCACGTCATCTTTCACCCACTTGGAATCTTCCGTGCGAACAATGGGTGCGTCGATGTTCTTCGACACGACATAGATGGTCTGCATCCGGCGCTTATTGCGGGACCGTGATATTTCAATCCCTCGATATGTCGGACTGACCGCCATCCCATTGAACGCCCGATCATGGATCAATGGGATCTTGGGCACGACCGGATCGCCGTCGCTGTCCAAACCGAACGGGTTTTTCTCGGTGCTGATCAATTTTTTACCGACCACAACCCGTTGTTCCCTGATCTCGACCCGGCGGGGCTCATGCAGTTTGTGCGTGAATCCCTTAGGCAGTTTGGCAATCGCCTCCTCCGCCTCTTTGTCGTTATGGAGATAGACATTTTCTATCGATCCATCCGGGCGAATGATGGAGAGCTTTCGTTCACGCTCCTTCTTGATCAGCCATGCCTCGATCTCCCAGATATCCGCCACATCTTCGGCCAACGTGCTGCCGTCGGAATCCCGTTTCTTCTCCGCTTCCATCCGGGCGTATTCATCCTCCCCAGGCTTCCCGGCGCTGCTGGTCCCCTCCTGCTCGTCCGTGGTGATCGGCTTGAAATCAAGATCCTCATCCGTGACCTCGTAATTCTCCTTTGCGTAGGTCCGGGTAATCAGGTGGGCTTTGATGATATGGCTATCTGATTTATCGGGCTTCCGGCTCTTCTTGTCCCAATAGTAGTCAAGGGGGTTGTCGGACTCGAAAACGATCTTGCCAAACTCGCCCTTCGTCGGGTCGAACTTGACATCAATCCATCCCATCGATCCGGTCTTGGCCTCCTTCACGACGTCATATATCACGAAATTCCCGACGTTCTGACCCCAAACGAAGTCGAATCCCCTCTTGAGGAGCTCCGCAACGTACAGATCCCCGGACCCAATAGGCGCTACGTTGATCCCCGGTTTGTTCGCCGTAGCGACTGCGCTCGATCCCTGAATGCCTTTGTGAAGATCGTTGATGCTGATAGGGATCTGCCCTTTTTTCTTCATCGCCTCCTTCTCATCAGTGGTCCACAGAGAATCGGATTTACCATAGGCTATCTCCCATCCTCGATTGTATACCTCATCGACCCACCATACGCGGTCCGTGTCTTCCTTGTACTTCTTCAGCAGCCGGTAGACCTCAAGTACCTCATCGTCAGCGCCAGCCAGTTTTATGGAGTCGGTATCGATCTCGTTCATTGAACACGTACCCCTTCAGGAACTGTCTCTTCTTTTTTGGGTTCAAGTTTCTCGTTCGGGATCACATTGATCTGAATGGTGGCACCGCTAATTCCGCAGTTACGGCAGATGTAAATAGGAGATTCAGCCTCCATGGTCGTTGTCTCGATCTGTACCCTGACGCGGCCGCTCGACATCTCTGTTTTCTTGTGGCACTTCTGGCAGAACTTCATTTGTGCTTCTTCCCCGTTACCGGATTTTTGGGATGCTTGCTGTTCCAGATCCGGGCGGCCTTCTCCTTCGCTGCCTTATCGCTCATCCCTTCTTTTTTGAAGCTATCCCGAATCTTCTCGTATCCCTTAGGCATGCTCACGCCCTCCCAATCTGTTCCTGCACGAACACCGTTGATTTGCTGATCTTCACCGGGAACGCGACCATGAACCGCTGCCACATCAGCATCGCGTCCCATCCGATGACTTCCGTGTGGATCTCTCCCTGCTGGACCTCAAAGAACGCCTCAAGCAGCGCTGTCTTTATGGCCGCCATCTCCTTATCACTCAGGTCTGACAACCTATGACCGGGAACCTTAAAAAAGGCGTAGCGATCGAAGTATGGGCTCATTTCCAAGGCGGAGGATGGTTTAACCTTGTATCCGACCACTACGCCATCAACCTTTATCGTCATGATCGCTTCCGGGTCCTTCTGCTTGTAGACGCCCATTTGCATAATGATGTCGCTGTCCTCGTTCGGGTGCTCGACGGCATATCGCAGGGCCTCACACGCTTCGAACAGCCGGCGGTCCGGTTTGATGATCTGTTTCAATTTCTTGTTGCGCTCAAGGCGCTGCTCCCGGTTCATGTCAGGCCCCCTCTTCCCAACTCTTGAGGCTTTGTAAATTTACCCCCGTTCTTCTTCCACTCCTCATACGGTTCTGTCGGCATTACAAACCCGCTTATTGCCCCGTCGGAATCTGTCACACCGGGGATAAAACTCTCTTCATCGGTCAATTCGGGGATTGGTTTCATGGCTTCCCCTCAAGTTTGCCTATCAGGTCAGTCACCTTGATCAACACGCACTCGTCCCCTTCGTGTCTCAATATTCTGCTGCTTTCCTGATATAAAGCCTGGTCCCCCACCTTGATCACAGACCCTGAGATCCCGAATGCCACCATCAGGACAGTCCCGCTCCACAACCCGCCCGTCTGAATTGGATCAACCAGGGCGATATAGTCATTGAGTAAGGTTAGTTCCATGTCACGCCGCCCATACTCTCCCCTCTTCCGATATATCCTGCTGACGTTTACGCCATCCGGTAAGGGGTCGCTCGGCTTTCTTTGGGGACACGGCGATAAACAAATCGGCTTCCCTGGCCATGCTCGCGGCCATCACGCAGTCAGCGAGTTTTCCCATCTCGGGTCCTATCCGCCGGCTGCCCTCGTACTTAATGAACGTCGCGCACTCGTCCAGGAGCACCCCATCGTACAGCGTTCCCTTCATCGCAACGAGCCATTGCCGGAGATCCCCACAGCATTCATATTTGTTCTTCTCGTTCTCTGGCCATCCGATTTGAGAGGTGACCACCTTCCCGGTCTTGTCGCACGTCACCTTGACGTACTGATTCGCTTTCAGTTCTACCAAGCGCTTAACTGTGGTTTGCCCGGCACCTGTCACCTCGACACACGTCAGGGCCCTGTCGTACCATCGGGACAATAAATCGGTAAGGTCCCCCCATTTATAGGCGTCGATACGGTTTGATCGCATCCTGGCAACTATCTCGTCGTGCAGCCGGTCGACCACATATGCGACGCTGTACGATGCCCCCAGGCCCTCAGACACATCACCGCCGACCGCGTACCTGTCCGACCATTTCAGGCCATCGTGGGTGTCGAGAAGGTAGTATGGCCAGCGCCATACTTCGAGTATTCCGTGGTCACTGGGTTCAAAGCTGATCTCTTTGGTATGGGGGTCTTCGACAAGATTCCCGGTGACGCCCTTCCGGGTGCTTTGATGCCGTACCAGGGCTTGCCCGAAGAATCCTGCGAAGCTGCTGCTCAGAGCCTCTGTCTCGGTCTCGGGATAGTGCTCGCTGAAATCCTCCGGTGTCATTCCTGATCGAAGCATACGAGCCTTGAAATCAGCCGGGCGGCCAGGATGGGCCTGATAAGGAAGGAAGATACGATTGAAATCGTTCTCCTTTTTCCTTGCTGCGATATATGTATCGCGTACCCACGGCCAACCCGGTCTGTTCTTCACTGAATTTGCAATGACTATGATCTGCCCGCCGGCCTGCTCGATGCCTGGCAGGGAGCTGGTGTAAATCGTTTCCACGCCCCGGATCATGTGCGCCTCATCGATAACGAGCATGTTCGGGGTTTTGGATTCCGCGCCCATCTCGGTCGTCGGCAGGCTTTTAATCGTCGCCTCAGTCCCGGCTTTATGGCTGAAGGTAAGGATCTGCTTGTTTCGAACCTTCACCTTTGGCAGCATCCAGTCCGGCAGCCGGTCCATAATGAAATACACGCGGTCCAGAAACTCAATCGCGTGATCCTCGGTGGCAGATATGACCACGATCAGGTGCAGCGGATGGCGGATTGATAACCACAGGGACAGCGCCGCCACCAGCCATGTAAGCCCGAGCTGGCGAGCTTTGATGAGGATTGATAACAGTGAATTGAGTAATTGCGGGATGACTTTGGCCTGCGCCGGCCAGAGCTTGAGCTTTATCTGCCGCTTGTGCTCCTTGTCCTCGATCCATACCCAGGCATCAAGGAAATACAAAAACGAGCGCCAGACCTTCGCGCATTCGTCAATCTGCTGGTTTATCGTCAGTTCCATCACCACCGCCAAGCCGGGCCGCTACCAGGGCCATAATTGATTCAGAGACGCTATGCTCATGTAACTCTGTGAATAGCTTTAGATGCTTACCCAACATATTCAGCGCGGCCACCTTGTCGTGCAACTTGAATTTAATCTTGTCGCTAAGAACCATGCTCTTCCCGTCGTTTGCCTCACGGATCACCCGGTCCTCAGAGATAGATTCCATAGCTCGGCTTGCCCCCGGGGGCATGGCTTCGAAGCCTTTACAGTGGATCGCTCCGGTGTTTTCATCTACGTCAATGTAGTTTTTCAGGTCAGAGAAGGCGATTAAGGCGAGTTCTTTAATGACACGTGAGGCAGATACCTCATTCTTTTCAGCAAGTTTGGCAAGCCCTGCATCGATAGCTGCTTTGATATGTGGTTTTATCGTGAGCTCATAGGCTATTTCTGTTGCTCTTTTCCCTTTATATCCTGCACGGATAGCCGCCTGAGTCCCGTTCTTGTCTTTGAGATACTCAGATATGAAAATCTTCTGCTTAGGGGATAGCTTCTTTTTCACGCCTACATTATAAGGCATGATTTTGGGTGGTTTACGTAGATGTAATGCAGGGGATATGTTTGA